ATAAATCATAATAATACTATTGAAAATGAATTTGATAAATATGCTGAAGAATACGAACATACTTCTCAATTATCAATTGTTACTTTATCTATTAGTGCTTATTCTGCTTTAATTATTGCTGCAGAAAGACATTTTGGATTACAACAAAGGGAAACAAATGTTGAAAGACTAAAAGATTTATATACAGAACCAATATCTAGAATAAAAACAATACTAGAATTATTAAGACCTTGGATGTATATAAGTTATTATACTACTTCAAAGCAAGTTGAAGAGAAAATGATTAAAGATAAAATAAAAAATGATGATAATAAGATTGATAATAATTATATTATAAATAGATTTGAAAGTAATTACGATTATGATTATGATTATGAATATGAATTAAATAGAAAGAAAAATAAAACAACAGAAGTTTTTGATGATGAAAAGAAAAAAGATTGGATTTCAATGATGGATAAACTAGATAAAGAATATACACATATTGTTGATGTTAAAAAGGAGCTTGATAATTCATTAGAAAAAATGATAAATGTAACAACTTTAAAAAAATATCAAGTAATTGTTCCCAGAAAAAGAAAATTTACCGATTTTGGTCTTTTTAGAAGGTATAAAGAGGAAGAGGAATATTATTATATTCACAGAAGTTTTAGAGAAAAATTATGTGATAAAATTAAATTTTTATGTAGAAGACGAACTCATAAACATCCTTTTGGTTATGACGAAGAAGATTTAAACAATTTTGAAAATAATGCTTCTATTAACAAAATAAATAGACTAAATCATTATGTTTAAACATTTATTACGCATATTTTCTACCAAATTTCATCCATAAAAATACAGATACAGTGAAACCTAATAAAAATCCAGCTATACATTGATCGGGATGGTCTCCCATGAAAGGTCTAGTTATTAGAGGACCTACAAAATAAGTTAAAATTGAATAAAATATCATTATTCCAATCATTTTATTACTTGACAAATGAACCATCTATAATATTACAAATATTATTTAAAAATATAAAAATCATTTATATAAATAAACCATTTTATTTAATGGAAATACAGGATAAAATATTGAAAGAAATAAGTATTAAATCAAAAGAATTAATACAAAATGAAATAGTGCCTTATATAAATAATCTTGTAGATTTAAAATTAGGTAAAGAAAAAGAAAAATTTTATGATGAAACAAATATATTAGGAGATATTTTTCCTAAAAGAATAAATGGTTTTTGTGGTAATTGTCATTTATGTAATTTAAATAGTGAATATTATAAACAAAGTGGTTATGATTCAGAAACATATGATAAATGGAAAGAAGAATGTATTAAGATAAACTCTTGTAAAATAGGTGAACATTGTAAATTATATGATGATGAATATATAATATTATGTTCAAGAAGATATGAAGGAAATAATAAACAAACATATTATTATACAAATTATGGTAGATTATGTTTTGATCAATATTATGGTAATTACGGAATACAGATTTATACGCACAGATGGCGTGATAAGATAACTATGTATGGAAGTGATGGGTGTGGTGGTAGAAACCCAGGTGTTATATCAGAGTATTTTGATAAGAAAGTTTTATTATCAAATGAGTATATAGATATATTAAATACAGTAAATTTAATTACATATAGTGGTTCAGGACATTATTTTAATACGCATTTATTTAATAAATTAATACATATTTATAAAAAATATAATCCAAAAGCATCAGAAATTTATAAAATAGAAAAAGAGAAATTGGAGATAAAAAAAATGATGGAAGAATTACAAAAAAAAGAGCAATTTATTATTTTAAAAAATAAAAATCTTGAAGACAGAAAGTTAGAATTAGAAAAAGATATTGATAAAATAGAAAATGATAAAATAGAATTAAAAAGAAATAAGGATATACATAAACAAAAAAGTAAAAATTTATTAAAAAGAGAAAATGATGTATTTACTAAAGAGACAATGAAATCCGTTCATGAGGAATTAACAGATATATCTACAATATTATTAGATTTAGTAGATTTGATAGAAGTAGAACCTGTTATTAATGAAAGATTAGAACAGATAATAAAAAAATTAGGTAATATTTATAAAACAGATGAAATTATAATTGCAAGAGAAGTTGAAAATATATAACAATTAGACTTGGCAGGCAACACCATTTTCACAATACCAGCTATTAATTCCACTTACTTCACATAATAAATGTATACACATACCAGTTAAGAAAAGTACTAGTTCCATAATATAATTTTTATTCCATTCTTTATTAATATTTTTTGCTTCAGAAGTTATGTTAGAAACAATCCAGGTTATAGTGTAACCTACAAATACAGTGATAATACCAACAGCAACAGCTTCAACTAATAATTTTAGAGTTTTATTTTCAATATTCATATATATTAATATAATATATTTTAAAAATGGATAATTATTATTATATAGATAATAAAGATAATCTGAATGATATTCCATATAATCATTATAAAGATTCTAATATAAAGGAATATTCTCCATTTATTGGTATGTTTTTTTTATTATTTATTTCTTTATGTGTAAGTTGTTTACCTCCAAGAAGTAATAATACGAGTGATTTAGAAATAAGACAAAGATTATTAGTAAATAATTTACCTGTATTAATAATAGAAAATGATATAGATGATAGTTGTAGTATTTGCTTAGAAAAATATAAGTTAAATGATATGATAAATAGATTAAATTGTAATCATATTTATCATAAAGAGTGTTTAGATAATTGGATACAAAATAATAATTGTCCTTTATGTAGAAGTATAATTATATAAAAAAATATAAATAATATATATATAGTAGATATGAAATATGAATTTTTAATATTATTTATAGGTTTATTTTTTTTAGTAACTGGATATAGTAAACAGTTAAGTAGAAATGAGAAGGAAATAGAAATAAAATATATACCGAGAAATATATATGATGAATTAGTTATGAATTCTGTATTAAATTAGATTATTTACAAACACGATAATATAATGTAGTTCCTTTAGTGTTAATTCTTTCAATTTCAAATACATCACCGGGAATTGCTCTGAAAATTTTTGAAATTGGGTCTTCTTTAGATATACTTGGTAATTGATTAATTTTACAATTACACTTTGTAAGTATTTTCTCAATTTTAGTTCTATCTCTAATAATATTATGTTTAGGAACTAATTTATGATTTGTAATATTAATTTGTAATGAATCAAGGCTATAAATATTAATATTTTTAAAATGATTTTTAGTTAGATTATATTTTGATATATCTTTGGAAATACTGGTAACATCTGTATTCATTTCTTTTAATCTATTATTAATATTATTTTTAATATCTATAATACTATCTGTTATATTTTCATTAATAATGATAAACAGATTATCAAATTCTCCAATATGTTTATTTTCATATAGTTCTATAATTTTTTTTTCAATTGATTTAGTAATTTTAATTTTTTTCTTATTAAATCCAGGAAAATTATAATAAATAATATGTAATTTATATTTTTCTATAAATTTATGTTCTAAAGTAAAATTACAAACAGTACCTTTTCCAAAATTGTTGTATATATAATTTTTAGTTTCATTGGAATTATATAATAGTCTTATTTCTTCACTGGATAATTCCGGTATATCTTCAGTTTTCCATTCATTTGATAATATTTCTTTAATAATAGTTCTTGATTTAGATATTTTTTCTATATCAGTCATTATCTTATATATATTTATTATTTATTTATATTTTTAAATAATATCAAATTAAAATAAATCAAATTCATCATTTTCTAATTCTTCATCTATAATATCATCTAAATTATAATCATCATCTACACCGTTATTACTATTCATATTTTCATATAAATAATTAAACAAGTTATGATTAGAAATATTTGTAGGTGTTATAAGTTTAGGACTTATAGACATAGTATTTAATTCTTGAATAAATAATTTCATATTATATGGCATTCTTACAGAACAAATATTATTTTCAGGATTATTTAAATCATCTATAAATCCTGTTTTTTCATTTATAAATACATTATAATCATCCGATCTTTTTAACATACTTTCTTGTAAGAAATTAGCAGAACCATGAGATATAATACTATCCCTTTCCATTTCTCCAATTCTCAATCCACCTTTATTTGCTCTACCTGCTGCTGGTTGATTAGTCAGATGTTGTAAAGGACCAGTTGATCTGGAAAACATTTTATCAGCAACCATAATTTTTAATCTTTGGTAATAAGTAGGACCTATAAAAATAGATGTTTTCATTTGTTCTCCATTAATACCAGAATACATAATTTCATTACCATATTTTTCATAATTATATTGACTTAATAAATCAGAATAATCACTGATATCTGTATTTTGAAATGGTGTTGAATCACCATTATAACCACCAAGACAACAACTTTTACCTAAAATAACTTCTAATAATTGATTAATTGTCATTCTGGTAGGAATAGCATGTGGATTTATAATAATATCTGGAACAATACCATCTTTAGTAAAAGGCATTTCATGTTGTTCTAATAATAATCCACACATACCTTTTTGACCACATCTACTAGCATATTTATCTCCTACTTCTGGTATTTTTGTTTTAAAAATCCTAATCTTACATTTTCTAAGATTATTTCTATTTTTTGTTATGATAACTTTATCAACAAATCCACTAGTTCCATGATTTATTCTTATACCAGATAAATTATTAACTTCTCTACCATTATTAAGTTTTTCTGTTTTAATTTTACAAGTTAACATATCTTCTGGAGTAACATATTCTCCTTCTCTAATAATACCATTTTCATCTATTTTTGAATAATTTAATATTTCTTCTTTTAATACATTAATAGTATTTGGGTTACCAAAACTGGAAACAGAATTATCTTCAGTTTCTTCATCATCTTCATAACTTCTATAATATATAGATTTAAACATTCCTCTATCAATAGAATTTTTATTTAAAATTAAAGAATCTTCTTGATTATATCCTGTATATGAAGCAATAGCAACTATACAATTAATACCATTTGGTAATTTATCATTATTTATATATTTTTTATATTTAGTAGCTACTATTGGTTTTTGAGGATAATTTAAAATATGGGCGAAAGTATCAAATCTAGTATTAAATGATGTTGAATAAACACCTACAGCTTGTTTAGTTTGTTGACACGAAAATACATTTCTAGGGTATTGTGAATGTTCTGGAAATGGAACTTGTAAAGCTAATGGACTTAATATTAAAGATGAATGTATTTCACAATGAGTATGTTTATTATTAATATTATAAATATCTTTTGATATAAAAGTATATTCTGATTCTATTGAATCTATATATTCTATTGGTGAAGACATATTTTCTAAAAATCTCATATAATCTTCATTTTCCTCTTTTATATTATCTAATACATCTTTAAAATATTCACTATTATATACTGAAATATTTTCATCTATTTGATACATATATCCGTGTATTGTATTTTTCCAATATTTAAGTAAATCATAATTACCATTAATTAATTCATTTACATTATTACCTTTTTCATTTTTTTTAAAGACAAATATAGGTCTAACTATTCTTCCTTCATCTGTAAATATATATATTTCATTTAAATTTACATCCCAACTAATAGATGTATAAATATTAATGATACTATTTAATTTTAATAATTTGAATAATTTATATAAAAATTTAGGATTAGTGTGACATCCAATCCATTTTCCATTCAAAAATATTTTACAATATTCATATAAATCATTATAAATTATATTATCTAATAATATCATATCATTATCTATTAATGCTTCATAAATACCTTTAGATGATATACTAAAAGATACAGAACTAATAATAGTTAAATGATTAATAATACCTACATTACCACCATCAGGACTTTCTGTAGGACAAACAAAACCCCATTGAGAATTATGTAATTTTCTTGGACCTAATGTTTTAGAACCACTTGGTATAGGATTAGATAATCTTCTTATATGTGATAATGTTCCCAACATAGAATTTCTATTTAAATCTTGAACTATTCCCTGTCTTCCAGAAATACCAGTTCCAAATATACTACCAAAAGATTTGTGTATATTATTAATTATAGCTGAACTAAATACTGTTTCTAAATTTGAATCATTAATTATATTGTAAATATTTTTGCCATATTTTTCAAAATTAAATTTATAATTACTATCTATTTTAAGAGACATATTTTTTAAAAATGAACCCCATAATTCACGAAATAATTCTAATAATAATGAACCTGGTAAATCAATTCTTTTAAAAGTATAAGAATCTCTATCTGTTTCATTTATTACACCTATATGTGTTAATAATAATTTTCTGACTGAATATGCTAAAAATTGTCCTTTATGATTCATATCTCTTAGATAATTTGGTAAAAAGTTATTATTTAAAATTTCTAAAACATTAATAACCTCTTTTTGTTTTGTATTTAATGCCAAAAATTTAATAGCAGATTTTTGGCTATAAATAGGTTCTGAATCTTTAATAGTATCCCTTAGTAATTCTAATAATTTATTTTTTAATTCATAAGTATCACTATCATATATAATTAAATCTAATATCTGTTTATCTGTTTCAAATCCTAATGCTCTAAATAATATAAATAAAGGAACCCTTACATCAATACCTAATATTCTAACTAAAATAGTATTAACTTCTTTATAAACAGGAGGAAAACTTCCTAAATTAATTTTTTTTTTCATATATGAAATAGCATTTGTTCTAGAAGATTGGAAACCTTCTTTTGATATTGATTTAATAATAGCCTGAATAATAACATTATTTTCACTAGATTTATTTATATACAAAATATTATTAACTTTTTTTTCTTGTGATAATATTACTTTTTCCTTACCATTAATAATAAAATAACCACCTTGATCGTAAGGACATTCACCAAATTCAGATAATTTTGTAATATCTAAATTTCTTAATATACATAATTTTGAATGAACCATTATTGGTATTGAACCTAAATTTACTTTTTCAAAATTTCTAATTATAATATCAGAAAATCCCTCTTTTTTTTTATCAATTATAGTTTTTTTGTATTTTTCCATAGCTTCTGATACAGAACCATATGTTTCTTCTTTCCTATTTTCAGATTTATTTTCAATACCCTCTCTAATAAATAAACTTTTACTTTTTAATATTATCTCTACATAATTTTTTTCTTTTTCCATATAAATAATATTATCTTCTTCATTTGTTTTATATGATATACCTATATTAGCAAAAACATTACAAGCATAAGTTAATCCCCTTAATCTAGCATCATTTGGATACATATAACTACTATTATTACTAGAATCATATATAACAGGTGAAGTAATAAATATATTTTCAGTTTCAGGAACAATTTCCCCTTTTGAATCTAATTCTTCACCAAAATGAATATTAATTTCATATTTAAATTTAGTTTTATCTATATTTAATGGTTCCTTATATATTTTTATAGGATTACCTCTTTTAATTATATATTTAATACCATTTTCTTCTGAATATATAAATTCATTATAAGAATCTAATTGATGTTGTGATTTATAATAACTATTATCTCTAAAATAAGTATCAATTACATCCCAAACATTTAATTTAGCACTATTGATAACTTTTTCAATATCTTTTTTAGTTTCTTCTAACTCTTTTCTTTCTAATTTAGTTTCTCTATCTTCTGATATATATTCCATACTATCTTCTTCTTCATCTGTATCTTCTTCTTCATCTATATCTTCTTCTTCATCTGTATCTTCTTCATCTTCTTCATCTGTATCTTCTCCATCTGTATCTTCTCCATCTGTATCTTCTCCATCTGTATCTTCTCCACCTTCTTCTTTAGAACTGGTTGTATTATCACTAGAACTGGTTTTATTATCACTAGAACTGGTTGTATTATCACTAGAACTGGTTGTATTATCACTAGAACTGGTTGTATTGTCACTAGAACTGGTTGTATTATCACTAGAACTGGTTTTATTGTCACTAGAACTGGTTGTATTGTCACTAGAACTGGTTGTATTGTCACCACCAAACAAATTTTTTAAATCACCTCCTAAAGTTCTTCCTTCTGGTTGTTTATTTAAAACATCCATTAGTGTTTCTTGTTTATCTTGTGTTGTATCTGGAATGCCTGTAATATCACCACCATCAATAATATCTTCATTCATTTCTACATTAGTTATTTTATTATCTGTTTCTGTAATGTAGTCTTGAACTACATCTGAATTTAAATCACCTCCATATAAATCATTTTCATCTGTAATAGAATTGTTAACATCTGTAGCTCCTGCTTCTATTAGTTTATCATTATCTTCTTGTGTTCCACCAGTTAAAACAATTCTTTTCATTTATATTTATTAATTATATTTTTTATTTAAAATCTTTTTAAATCATATATATATAGATGCCAAAAAATCAATTATTTAAAATACACCCTAATAAAGAATTAGTTGAAAAGTTATTAAATATATTTGGTATAAATGATTTCTGTGATAATCATTATTTTACTAAAGAAGATTTAATAGAACTAGAAACAGTAAAAGAATTAAATAAATTAAAGGAAGCTTTAAGACCATTTTATATACCTTGTAAAGCAAAAATATATTTAGAAGATATAAATGAAAAAAGGGCAATAACAATTTTAAGACAATTTTTAAAAACACAAAACTATAATTTATATTCAAAAGAGAAATTTATAAAAAATATTAAATATAATACATATACAGTAATATCAATAGATAATAATGTAAACATAAATAAAAATAAAGATAGAAAAATAATAATTAATTTTGAATAAAATATTTTTTACATATACCAAATGTATTTCTATGCCATTTTGTAATACCATATTGTTTAATAGCTTCAAGATGTTTTTTTGTTCCATAACCTTTATTATTTTGAATATCATATTTTTCTAAATCAGGATTTTCTTTTACTAAATTTATGATATATTCATCTCTATATTCTTTTGCTAAAATACTAGCAGCAGCTATACTTTTATATTTATCATCTCCTCCAATTACACATACATGAGGAATATTATCTCCTTTTTTATCAAAATATAACTGAAATCTATTACCATCAATTAGTAATGTATCTATTTTCATTTTTTCAGTTATAAAATCAGCACATCTATGCATTCCTGTAATAGTAGAACTTAATATATTATTTTTATCAATTTCATTATTATCAATAAATTGAACTGAATATGAAATAGCATTTTTTTCAATATATTCCCTTAATTCTTTCCTCTTTTTTATAGAACATTTTTTTGAATCTTTTATTTCTAATAAAGGTTCCGGGTCTTTATCAGGCCATATTACAGAAGCAACAACGACTGGTCCAAATAAACAACCTCTTCCTGCTTCATCTATACCAAGTTCTATTTTATCTTTTTCATAAAATTGTTCTAACATAATAGAATTTATTATATATAATTCTTATTATTTTAAATATTTTTGATATTAATACAAAATGATATTCATTACATCATTATTATAAAATAATTAGTAAACAATATTAAAAACAATATTAGTATATATATATATATATATATATATATATTATAAATGGTTAGAAAATTACAAAATAAATATGAAAATCCAATTGATAATGTAATTTATAGTGTTGTTGAAATATTAGACCCTATATTTTATAAATTAAATTTTACACCAAATATTATAACTACATTATCATTTATAACTGGTTTATTATCAGGATATTATTTATACATAAATAATCCTATATGTATACCTTTACTTATAATTTCATATATATTAGATGGTTCTGATGGATATTTTGCTAGAAAATATAATATGACTAGTAAATTTGGAGATTTATACGACCATATATCAGATATAATAAAAACTAGTATTATAATTTATTTAATTTATACAAGAACTAAACAAAAATATAAAACTAAATTAATTTTACTAATCTTATCACTGTCTATTTGTACTTATTATCAATTATCATTACAAGAATTAATCTATAATAAAAAAGATGATTCATCAACACTTAATTTATTAAATAATTATTTTAAATTAAATAAAGATAATATTTATTGGAGTAAATATTTTGGTTGTGGAACATTCTTGTTAATTACTATCATATTAATGTATTTATCTATTTATAAACATATTTAATTTTTTTGTACAATCTATAGATGACATATATAATTAATAAATATAAACTAATACTTAGTGTGTAAGAAAAAATATAAATAATATCAAAACCAGGTTGTGGTTGTTTATCTAATTTAAGTAAAGGTATTAAAAATATATTTAGTTTGATTAAAATTTTATAAATAATATTTAAATCTTGATCCCAATAAGCCATATTTTCAGTTTTAGGAAATATTTGATAACATAATGGTTTATAATATATATGATAATTAAAATTATTTGTTATATAAATCCAATCAATATGACCTCTACTATTTTTCAACCAATCAATATCATTTTCATATTTATCTATTAATATATTTCTTATCCCTTTTGTAAGAATAATAGAGTGTGCTCCTGAACCAATTGATATTTTAGGATGTTTAGTTAATAAAAATGGAGTTAATATTATTGGTGTATTACCTAAACTATATATATCAAATTCATAATTATTAACAAAATTATCCAAATCATTTAAAATATTTTTATCTAAAATTCTATTATCAAATATAAAATCATCTTCTAAAATTAAAATATTATTATAATTGTTTTCTTTAGCGTGTAACCATATATTATAATTACTATCTAATAAATCATAATTAGATTGTTGTTTCATTAACTTTTTCTCACAATTTTTATATCCTTTGTTTATTTGTATATATGTATTTTTTGATAATTTATAATGATTAATTTGTTTATATACATTTTCTGTTCTATCTGAATTTTCTAATAATATAACATAAACAGCATCTATTATTTTATCTAACAAACCATTATCAAATCTTATATAATCAAATCTATAACAATGTGAATTAATATTCATATATTATAATATATAAAGATTAAATAATTTATTTTATATAACCAATGATAAAAAAAGCCAAATTAAATCATATTGTATCAAATCGTAGTTTAATTAATATAGATACAATAACAACATTATATAGTAATTATCCAAATGATTTTATTAATTGGTGTGAAATAAATAAAATAAAACCACCAAAAATCAATACAGCAAATGGATTTGCTTTAGCTTGTATGTTACATAATCCAGATAGTTATTTTAAAAGAGAAGAATGTTCAAAAATAATGGAAAAATTTAATTTTAAAACAAATGATTCAATTCAATTATTTAATAAAACAGATCAATGGGGGTTATATAGTTCAAAAGAAAGAGGTATTTATTATATACCTTTACCATATAAAATAAGTCCTAAAAGGGATATGAGAATTAATTTCACTTTTGATGGGACTGAAAAAGATAAAAATAATAAAATAGATTTAATTAAACAAAATATAAAAGAAGATTATATAGATGTTTCAAATGATGAATGGCAATTAGGTCATAAAAATCCAAATTCAGGAGATAATAGTGATAATAATTTAGTTTTACAACCACCTATACAAGCAAAATATAGAGATGATTTTATATTTATAGATACTTTAACAAAAATTCCAACACCAGAAAAATTTATTAAAGATGATAAAAATAAAAAATCATATTATACAGAAAATCAACAAAAGATTTTATATGAATATTTACACTCTAAATTTAGTGATATGGAATTATAATTAATTTGAGAATATCAAATCAAACCAATATTTTAAAAGAGATTTTTTAAAATATAAATTAATAATAATAGCAATTTATGAGTGGAATAATATTAACAAATGAAAGGGAGTACACAATTATTATTTTATTAATTTATTTGATTTATAATACAAAAGAAAAGATTCTT